TAAGATTTGTCCACCATTCAGTTACTTTTTTTATTGCTGGAATTAAATAATCTCTTAAAAATGGAGTTAATCTATCTCCTATTTCAATGCCTATATCAACTAAAGCATCTTTAGTTAAACCTACTTGTTCTTTAAATGATTCTAATTGTTTATCAGCAACATCTTTTGTTGTTCCTCCAGCAACTCTTAATTGTTTTTCATATTCTCGTATAGCATCTGAAGTTCCTAACAATGGTAATATTACTCCCTGAACTCTTGCAGTAAAACCGATTGAATCTAATGCAGCAGCTCTTTGTTTATCTGACATACCTTCAAATGCTTTTTCCATATTGCTAATAATATCAGCGAAATTTTTCATTTTTCCAGAAGAATCAAATATTTCAATTCCAAGTGCATTTAATTCATCTTGATTATCAAGAGCTGCTTTTGACAAAAGTCTCATTATTCTACTTAAATCTGTACCTGCTTTTTGTCCCTTTACTCCTTGGTCTGCCATTGATGCTAATACTGCTACTCCTTCTTCAACATCTTTATTATAACTTTTAAGTGCTGCACCTGCTTCTGAAGTTAATGCTTCAGAAAATTGTTGAACAGATGCATTAGCTAATGTATTTGCTTTAACAAGAACATCAGATACTTTAGCCATATTTTTCATATTTTTAATAGCGTCGTCTCGAATAGTTAATCCAAGAGCAGATTGAGCATCTGTTAATAAATCGGTTGCTAATGCCATATCAAACATACCAGCTTGTGCAAATTGTGCTACTGTTGGTAATGCTGCAATTGATGCTTCTGCATCTAAACCAGCAGAAGCTAAAAAGAAATAAGAATCAGCTGCTTGGACAGCTGAAAATGTAGTTGTTTTAGCCATCTCTCTTGCGGCATTCCTCATATCTGTTTTCATAGCATCAGATAAATCGCCCATAATAGCTGTTGATTTAGTCATAGCACTATCAAAATTCATCGATGCTTGAACAGCTTTTCCAAATCCAGCTACAATTCCTACTCCGACTGCAGCAGCACCTAATGCTGCTGTTCGGAATTTTTGCAAAGATAAACTTGCTTTATTAAAAGTCTTACTAAATCTATCTCTTGCCGCTATTACTATTTCAACTGCATTTTGTCCTATATTTACCATTTTCCTTTTCGTTTAGACTTTCTCATCGCCTTCTTATTTTCCGCCTCCAATTTCTTAAGATATCTTATAATCTGCTTGTATTCTGATATTGTCAAATTTCTAACGTCATCCAATGTCCATTTAAAATGGTCACAGATTACAATTTCTGTTCTTATTTCGTTGGAGGATTCTGAAAATCTTCAAGCCCATTAAGCTCATTGATTTCTTTTTGAATAACTATCCCTTCTTTAACAGAAAGATTGTCATATTCTTCTTCAGTCATTCCAGTTGAAACTAACATAATTTTCTTTGCTGCTTCTCCTTTTTCTAAATCTGCAAATGATGTCAATTCTTTATATTTGATTTCACTTATAGTAAATTTTCTATCATTTACTTCTATTTCTTTTGTTTTCATTATACTTCCTCCCTTTTCATCTATATTATAAATTCTCAAGAAAAATAAATGAGAATAAACTTAAAATTTACCAAGCATTATACTTGACTGTTGAATCATGTGCTTCTACTGAAACATGACTTGGCACAATTGTAAAACTTTGCTCTTGTGTCCCTTCCAATGGTGATGGAACTGTCATATCAGTCATCTTACATCCACTCATCACTAAATAACAACTACCTGCTATTCCTTCAATCTTCAACATTGAATTAAATTCACTTCCTGCAATGTAGTAATCTTCATAAAGTGTCCTTGCATTTGGTTCTTGCATATCCAATGTTGCTGTCAATTCATAATCCCTGTTCATAGGTAATAATTCTTTTGCTGTTCTTGAACCATTCAAATAAAATCCCCTTTCAAGATTGTTATTAACACTGAATGTAATCTCCTTCGCATTGTCTGTCAATGTTCCCGATGGTATATGCAATTGACAATTATTAAACATATATGGCTTTGTTGTTGTCGCTCCTAATGCTGTAATTGCTCCTGAACTCATTGTTGAATTCTGTGCAATGTATCCAACTTCTGCTGAAACAATATCTCCCATTGACGCACTTACTGAATAACTATCAACCATTCCGCCAATAACTGTCCTTATGAAATTACTTCCCGCATGTCCAAGATTCTTTGAATCTTCAATTGTAAATGTATACAATGACGTATTTGTTGGTTGAACCCTATCGTCAGTATTGTTCTCTGTGAATATGTGATATATTCCTGCCGATGTCCCACTAACATCTTGAATGCTACCCAAAGCAAATCCCAACATCTTCCTCTTGTGGAAAGTAGGTTATCGTTCCATTCCATTCTTTTTGTCCATCCGCAAAGTCATCAACATTCCTATCTGTTGAACCTTGATATCGTATCTGATTTACATTCATATTTGGTTCTACTGAATGCTCTTGAACTAATCCCAACCATTGACGAGTACCGCTTGTGTTTGCATAAGTTCCGCTTTCATATTGAAAACAAGTTCTATTTTGATCTGCTACGTACTTCATCTTATTTCTTCCTCCCTTATAATTGTATTCATTTTAATTAATGATTATTAAAAATCTAACCTCCATAACTTTACTTTGTATTCCTTGTTCTCCATCTTCTGAAACATTAACTGCCGATTGTAATGAAAAATCATGAAGATTACTATCTGATAATCCTGTTGTTACATCAAGTTGATTTGTTCTTAAATATTCATAAACTTGTTGTGTAAGTTCATCTCTTTCCTTAACATTCCTTGCCCAAATTCTTATTTCAACATCAATATTAATTAGTGTTCCTTCACTCGCCATTCCAAGTCGTGAAGGTTGTATAATTCCTCTATCAGTTATTGTAATTATAGGATATGTGACTGCTCGTTTAGGGTAACTTGTTAAACAAAATTTTTCATTATTTGGTCTAATTGTAGAAATTGGATCACTTACATTAATTTTAATTTTATCCCTGATTAGATTAATCGTATCACTAAGAAACGTGCTTGAGTTTACTTCTGTTATTGCCATTCTATTCTCGCTTGAATATTAATTATAAACATCGCTTTGTTTATATAGAATTAAATAAATTTTTATTTAAATAATGTTATTTATAAATTATATAATAAAACTATATTTTCTTGATTTCTGTTTCAACAAAATTTTTTACTTTTTTTTCATTTCTTGCAGCAGTGTTCCTAAAATGCTTCCTTGCTCTCATCCTGCTTGTCCCGTATTCTAAATGTTTTGCATACTCAACATTTGTAGCAATTGTTGATGTTAGTGGTTTATTCTGCACATTTTTTACACTATTAATAAATCTCCCAGTATCAACTGATCTTGGTTCTGCTTTTCTTCCTGCAATTGATTGTTTAACTTCTCCTTCAATAAAAAATCCCGCTTTTATGATTGCTTTATTTGCTTTATCAAAAGTTTCCTTAGAAGTATTTTTAAGAAATTGACTTGCAGATGCAATCCCCTTAATTTGAATGTTCATTATTCACCTACTAAACTTCCAGTTAAAAGTTTTCTTATATATAATTTCTTCAATATTGGCGTTGCATTAACATCCCATTTCATAATGCCTTCTGATAATAGACTATATTCTCCTGTAATCGGCACCGGACTTCCTGTTCCATTACTTCCTAATCCGAGTTTCCATGTTCCAGAAGTATTTATAGAGCCATCAATATAAAGTTTAGTATCATTCATGAGAATCTTTCCTTGTTCTAACAATACTGCATCTGAACTTCCTCTTGAATTACTTATTGGTAATATCACTCCACTTGTCCAAAAATCATTTCCAGAAATTGTCAAAGAAACATCGTCATCATAATAACTCCCTGCTCCCCAGCCAGTATTAAAATATCTAATCCTCAATTGTTGCCCATACTTCAATGCTTCTGTAACTCCATTTTGAAAATCAGAAATGATTGTCATTTAAAACCCCCATATAAACCAACCAAATAATGTAACTAAAACACCACAAATTCCATAAATCATTTTTGTATGAAGTTTTACTTTTCCATTTGTAGTTTTTGCAAGTTCATGAGTTTCATTCATTCTATCTTCAATTTTTTCAAGCTTATCCATCATCCTTATAAGCATTTCTTTTTGAGTAAAATTTTCCATTATGTAAATGTTTGATAGTAAGAAACCTTCTCACCACCTTGTTTTAATTGACTAATTCCCAAGTTTTTCCATTCTTGAGATGAAGATTCTATCATACCTTTTGATATTGTTAATTCACCAATCTTAACTGATTTTGTTCCTATTCCTTGTGCTCCCATTAATCCAAGAACATTTCCGATTGTAAGTGATGTTATTCCAGGTTGATATGATTCTCCAATAGCATTTATAGAAATATCTTCACCAGTTATAAGTTCTGCAGTATAAACATTATTATTAACTAATGTTGCTGTCAATCCAGATATAGTTGATGGAACATTCTCTACAAGTCCTAATACAACGCTTCCAATTTCTAAGTTTGTTAATGTTGCCATTCAATGATAAAATAAAATGACTAAAATACTGAACCTATTCTTCCAGTGCTATCACATTTTACAGGAATTATTGCTAATCCACTCATCGCACACATTAAACATAACTGAACTGTTCCTTGTTGAGTAAATTGTGTTCCACTAAAATTTAATGTAACTCCACTTACTAACATATTTGTTGCTACCATCTTATTATGTTAATGACCCTAATCTTTGCCACTCACTTCCGCCTTGTGCAACAGCCATATAAATATCTGGTGCTTCTACATCATATGCCAACTGACTTCCAATACTTGCTGTAACCACTTCATGTGGATTTCCGAATACCATTAGAACCTTGTCTGTCATTTCTCTTAATGCAGTTGTTCTTTGTCCAAAACCCTGTTGCAATCCTCCAGCTGTAGTTCCTGCAAAAGCACTTCCTGTTGTTGTTGAATCTGCCATTTCTTTTTATCCTCCCTTTCAATTATATAAAAATTATTTAGCACCAATAGCTAAGTAGTCATAAGTAATTGAAGCTTCTCCTACAATTTCTGCACCAGAAATATTTCGTGTACCACTAATATATGCTTGATTTCCAGTTGTTTCACTCCCACCAGTTAATATTCCATACCAACTTGTATTTGCAAACTGATTTCCAAACTCTATAGTTCCACTGCTTCCTGCTCCTGTTGTAACATTTCCTGCTTGAATAATATTTCCATATGTTGAAGGACTTCCTATTCCCACAATTCCAACTGTTGAATCTACTTTTGTTCCACTACAAGCACTTGTATCAAGTTTTGCATTTGTAACTGCACTTGATGCTATCTTTGCAGATGTTACATTGACATTCTTAATTTTTGCAGTCTCTACTGCATCAGTTGCCAATTTTGCAGATGTTATTATTGAATTTTCTAAATCAGCAGTACTAATACTGGCATCTAAAATGCTTTCGCTTCCTATATCACCTAAGTGACTTGATAATCCATCCATGTTCTCTTTTCCATATTTAATTGTGTTCATTTAAAGTTGAACTTCTTGTAAGTAAAAAAATAAAAAATAAAAAAAATAAATTATTTGCAACCCTTACTCAGTTGTTATTTTTGCTATTGCTTTTGCTCTTAAGTGTCTTGTTTTGAATCTCCATGTAATTGAAGCTGCTGACATGTCGTAAACCGGCATCTCAAAATTCTCAATTGTTATTGGTCTCTTCTCTGCAATTACATAAGCGTGCATTCTGTCAGTAACATAAGCATATTTACTATAAGTTGAACTTGGTGCTGCATTTGTTGAGAATTTTAATACGCCTCTATCCAACATTTCAGTATTACCAACTTTATTAGCTTCCACAAAAGTATCAATATTCCTTAAATCATTAAGAACTTCCATTCCAACAAAAATTGTTGTTGCTGTATAATCCTCATCATCTAAGTATTGCATAGCTCTTGTAATATTTGCAATCGTAATTGCTGCTCCGCCTGTCACTGTGCTATTAGCATTGTCTAATGAATCCTGAAGTATAAGTTCTGTCTCTTTCTCTGCAAATCTTTTACCAGAAACTTTAATGTTATGTTCTAATAAATTCCATTTACTATCTTCTAACATTTCTCGAGTAATCCTTAAAGCTACTCCCCATTTAACTGGTTTAAGATTAAAGTCTGTGTATTCTGTTTGGTCAATAGGTATCTCTGAACCTTCACCTACAATCCTAATATCCATCTTGTTAGGTGTAACTAAATTCACATCAACACTACTTCCTGGTATTTGTCCAGGACCAAAATACATTGCTGCTTCACTTCTTGGAATCAAATTCTTGTCAACTTCTTCAATAAGAGTATCGTGAATCTTTCTTGGTATCAAAAGTTGTCCTTCTGTACCCATTCCAGTATTCAATAATTCTTGTATTGCTTTTAATTCCATTTTAAATATTTAAAGAAACAGCAACAAACTCTCCTGCAGCTCCTCCATTAGTTAATGCTCTTGCTACTGGAAACATTTTTATTCCTGCTGCATCTGCAAGTGGTAACATTGTTCCAGAAGCATATGCCACTACTGTTCCAGCACTTCCTGCTAAAAGAGTTTGACCTGCAAAAATTGAACCAATCTTAGTTCCGCTTGCACTTGGTAATAAATAATCTCCCCTTCGTGCTATTGGACCATAAGTTCCTGATGCAATATCTTGTAATGCTAATCCAATTACTTGTGAACCAACTTGTGTTGATACTGTGAATCCTTCAATATCACTTGCTGCATAAGTACTTGCATTTGAACCAACTACTCCTACTGCACTTGAACCATTAACCCAGTATCCCCCAGATATATTACATCTTGCTTTCACTGTTATTACTCTTGGAGTTCCGCCATCCATTATTCCAATCGCTCCGTCTGTATTTCTAAAAGTTATCGCCATCTGTTTTCTTCCTCCTTTATACTACTATATAAATATGAGCTAATGCTCATTGAATATAATTAATAAGATAAAATTATCTTATTAATCTTTTAAGATTTGAATCTTTTGAATAATCTTTATACATTGAAAAGTTTCCTCTGCCAACAGCTTCAACAATCATATTATTTATGTTATCCAATTTTTCTTCTGCTTCTGTTGATACTTCGCCTTTAGTCTCATCTTCTTTCTCTTCTTTCTCATCTTCAACTTCTTCCTGAACTTTCTTTTTTTCCATTAAAAGTTCTTTCAATTCTGCAATTTGAGATTTCATATCAGCAATTTCTGTTGTATCAACTTTTACATTAATCTTTTGAACTTTTTCTTCTGTTGGTTCTGTTGATTCTTCTTTTTCTTCTGGTTTTTCTTTTTCTTCTTCAACAGGTTCTTCAACTTTTTCAACATCTTCAGCTTTCTGATCTTCAGTCATTTGATTTTCCTCAATATTTAATTTGTCTAATTCAGCTTTTTCTTTCAAAATCATCCCTTGCTGAATTGCTTGTGCCAAATTGGCGTGACTATCTCCAGGAACTGCAACTAAACTAATTTCTAATCCTTTAATACCGACTGCTTTCATAGAGCCATCTTCTTCTTCAACTAAATCTTGAACTTTTGCTCCAATACTTACACTTCCTATTCTTCCATCTTTAATCATTTCCTTAATATCTTTATCCATAATTTTTGCTTCAAAATCAATTCTATTAAATGTTGGATTAAAATTAACATTTTCTGTTGTTCTTCCAACAATATTTTTTATTTCATTTTTATGATCTAAAAGAATTGGTTTATCTCTAAAACTTGGTGCAGCTTTCTGTAATTCTTCTGCAACATATTTTACATTATTAAGAGTTGTAGTTTCATTTATTGCAACACCTTTAATCATAAAGTCATCACCATCTATAACTGATTCTTCAATAGGAACATAAAATTCTAATACTCTCCAATCTTTAACTTTTTCTTTTTTTAATTGTGCATTACAAATTGCGAATGCAGAACTTTCACTTTTTCCTGCTTTCATAAGTTTTTGAACACACCGATCTAACTTTGCTGGCATTTTATATTAAAAATAATAATAAATTATTATATATAAATTATTATATATAAATTATATAATAAAGAAAATATTAAATTAAATTATTTTCTCGTAACTTATCCAAAATATACTTTTTAGTATGCTTTGTAGGATAATATTTTATATCTGTATTATCTTCAACCCATTTATCAATTTCTTTTTCTGTCCAACTTTCATTTGGTTTTTCTTTTTTAACAATTATATTTTCTTTAACACTTTCAACAAATTCTCCAGTTTTTATAATTGCTTTTGCATCTTTTTCTGCAACGTCTATAACCATATTCTTTGGTCTGTGTGTTGATATATTTTTTATTTGCATTTTAACCTCCCTTTATTTCTATACATTTTGTTTGATTACAAAGATAAGATTTTGCTTTTGTTTTTTCTACTTCTACTTTTACATCTCTAAATATTTCTTGCCAGCCACTTCTACAAAGTTTATTTGGTAAAACATCATTAATACATTTTCCATTTTCCAAACTATAATATTGAGATAAACTATCACAATGATAGGTTATATTTCTTATTTGACAATAATGTGTGTCGCTTGGTTGAACATTCAATCCTAAACTTAATAGTAGAATTAATCCAACTACCCCATATCCTAATTTATTTTTATCTATCATTTTATCACCAAAGATTGTTTAGCATTATCTTGAATTGCGATGTAATTAAATATTGATTTCATTTTTTACACTCTTGTTCTAAAACTTTTACTCTTTCGTTTAATTCGTAAACTGCTTGTCTTAAAACATCTATCTCTAAATCTTGAGCATTATTTTTTTTAATTTGATTAACAATAAAATCTGAAAGTAAACATTCTATATTAAAACTAATTTCATCCCTACAATAAGAGGGGACATCCTCTACTAAAAACCCATAATTAATTTTAGATTTTGTCTTATTTATACTTGTTATATTAATTAATTTATTTTCTTCAAATTCAAATATTATTTCTTCGTCAACATAATTCCAATTATATTGTTTTAAATTTGAATAATTAAAATTAGATAACTCTTGTTCTTTTATATTATCTTTAAAATCATTTGAATAAAGTATTAAGTTAGAACTAACTAAAGTAATTAAAAAAATACAAGATATTATAATTAAAATTATTTTTTTCATTTTAAGTTGTTAAATATGTTACCATCATTTGAATTTCATTAGCTGCATCAACTTTTGTTGTTAAATCTATATTCCCTCCATTTGGTGTTCCAAAAAACCAAACTTGAATACCATCGCTTGTTGTAGGATATGTTGTAAATAATGTTCCAGTTGCTTGATAGATTATAGTTACTGAAAGAATTGCTGTAACAGACCCTGTTAATGCAGAGTTTAAAACAGTTAAAACATTTCCTCCTGCAGATAATGTAAAACTTGTTGTATTACTATCTTTTGCTAAATTATCTTCTTCTGCAATATTATCAGAATTATATAAACTTGAAAACCTAACTTTAAGGGTATTTGCGTCTGTTCCATTACTTATTAAAAGTCGTGCATTTCTTAATGTTACTCCTGCTGTTCCACTACCAAAAATAGCACCTTTATATGTATCATTGTAGGTTGAAAGATAACTACCATTATTTATTAAACCATAATAATTAATTCTATTATCAGTACTTTCATTTAATTTTGTTTCATTAAAATTTAAATCATTTCCATCTTTTTGAAACCAACCACTAACATAACCAGAAACTCCTGCCCACCAAGTTGAATAATTAACATTAAGATTTCCTTCACTTGTTTTTAAAATATAATTAGATAAATTTACATCAACCTCTGCTTTTGTATAATAAAGAGTGAAATTATTATCAATTTCAGATTTAGTATAAAATCCTAATTTTTGAATATTTCCTGTTGTGTTTACAGAATTAACTAAATTAGTTTCATTGTATCTTTGGTCTGTATCATTTAATTTAAAACTCCAATCTTTTACATAAGAAGGAATATTCTGTAGC